CGAGAAGAGCCGATCCACGGCTCCGAACGACTGCCGGCGCACGTGCACTGCGAATTTCTCGGTGACCGTCTCGCCATCCTCCGTCTTGTGCGTCCACTCCACTTCCTCGCGCACCGGCGCCGGATCCACGAAAGCGCCAGCCTGGCGCAGTTGCTCGAGGTTCATGGTGCGATCACCTTCGGAATCCAGAAGCCACGGCCCGACCGCTGGATGGTGGCAGCCGTGGTCACGGTGGTGTTGGCCTGGAAGTCGAAGGGGAAGTCGGCGACGTAGCCCTCGAAGGTGAACCAGGTGCGCGTGCTCGGCAGCACGAAATCGTCGCCGCCCGAGCTGACGGTCGGAACAATGTCCTTGCCATCCGACCAGCCGATCGCCCACTTCAGCGGCGTCTCGTCGCCGCCCTCGGCCAAGTCGCTCAGCCGCAGGTGGCTGACGTTGCGGGGATCCGCACGGATCGTCAGCGTGGCCTGGCCGGGTGCGCGCAGGCCGCGCAGGAAGCGCTGGGCCTCGGTCTCGTCCAGGCAGGTGTCATCGATCTGCGCCGCCGGCGCGCCGCCGGGGTTGAAGGCGGTGGCGCACTCCACCTCCAGCACCTCGAAGGGTGCGCCCGCCGAGGGTGGCGGGAAGATCGGCGCCAGGACGTACACCTGGGTGCCTTGGGTCAACATGCTCATGATGAGTCCTTTCGGGCAATAAAAAACCGCCTCGACGGGCGGCAACGGTTGAAGAAACGGGGCATCAGCGCGGCACGAGCCAGTCGCAGTCGAAGCTCACGCGGTAGCTCCGGGTCGTCAGATCGCGGCTGGTGCCGCGCCAGGCGGTGATGTAGCAATCGAGCTCGATGGCCTGGCGCAGGGCTTCGGCGACTGCCTCTGCGTCCGCCGCCGTCTTGGCATACACGTCCAGCTGCAGCGCGACGCCATCGGTGTCGGGCCGGCCGGCCAGGAAGTTGTCCGGGCTGCCGCCGACCACCTGGAACACCGCGTAGGGATACACGCGCGGCTGGTCGTCGTTCTCACCGAACGGGTAGAAGCGCGGCTCCGGGCTGCCGAGCAGCGCCAGGACCTGGGCGGACTGCTTGGCGACCAGGTAGATCGGCGCCATCACGGATCGGCCCCCAGCTTCTCCAGCTGCCGGCTCAGCGCATTACCGAAGGTCGCGATCGCGGCGGTCATGTTCTGCTCCATCGCGGGCCGCAGGAATGGCTGCGCGGCCATCTCCTCGGTGCCGAGCTCGAGCAGATGCCAGTGCGGCGTGTTGCCCTTCGCGCCGGTGTCCGGGTTGCCCTTCGGGATCCGGCCGCGCTCGGTGACCACGCCCACGCTGACCATCAGGTCGCCCGTTGCGCGGAAGTAGCGCGAGCGGAAGCGCTGGACCACGTTCTGCGCGATCTGGCGTCCGGTCTCGCGATCGTCCACCCGCAGAGCATTGGCCTTGGCCGCCTTCGTGATGACGCGAGCGGCCTTGCCGAGCGCGCTGCGGCCGGGCTTCTTGCGCAGGTCGGCCGGCAGCTTGCGCATGCGTTCGATCGCCCGGTCCATACCCGTGAGCTTGAATTCAACCATCGTTGACCCCTTCGGAGACGGGCAGCGTGAGGTACTCGCGACCGCTGACCTTGTCGGGCAGCACGCCCTCGATGTTGTAGATCTGGCCGCGGTGGACGATGCGCATGGAGCGATCGACCCCATTGCGGTAGCGGATGACGATGCGGGCCGACACCCTCGACTGCTCGGCGCCGGCGGCGAGGAACTCGCGCACGCTCAGCGGCTCGATGCTCGCCCAGATCTGCGCGACCTCGGCCCAGGCCATGATGACCGCACCCGTGGTCGCGTCGCGCGTGGACAGACGGCCCTGCAGGCTGACCAGGTGCCGGAGTTTTCCGCCTTCCATCACACCCCCAGGCCGACGCGATAGGGCCACAGCAGCGACTTCGCGCCCTGCGGCAGTTCCTGCAGCACCGAGGCCACATCCTCGCGATGCTCGAACAGGTGGCCGAGCGTGAGCTGGATGCCTGCGGCGATGCTCGGGTTGATCACGATGCCCGCGCCAGCGCGACGCGCGGCGGCCAGGGCGTCGACGTAGGCCTGCTGCGCCTGCTCGACCAGCACGCAGCGCGTCTGCGCGTCGGCGGCATTCTGGGCGGCCTCGATCGCCAGCGTGCGCGCGGCGGCGGCGGCATCCAGTGCGGCCGGGATGGCCGCCAGCGCAGCCACCAGCGCGTCCTGGTCGACGACGACCAGGCGGTTTAGGAACTGCTGCGCAGCGTCCTCTGCCGCGGCGAGGTACGGCTGGATCTGTTCGGCCGGGTAGTCCGCCTCCACCCGCAGGTGACGCCGGGCGACCGCGATGTCGATCAAGGGCATAGCGCCTTCTCCAGGGTGGCGCGCGGGAACATGTCCAGCGCGGATTCACGGGATGCATTGACCACGTCGATGCCCTGCAGGCGGTGCAGGATGGCGCGGAACTGCGCTGGCCAGTTCGCGACCCCGGCGGCATCGCCCAGGCCCTGGGGATGGCTTCCGTGCCAATGCGTGCGTCCACCGGTGTGCTGGCAGTCGAAACCGAGCATCACGATGCGCCGTACGCCCCAGTACGCAGCCTGCGCGACCAGCATCGCGCCACTGTTGGTCTGGCCCTTCGGCAGCCAGGCGCGCTCGGCCCGCACGCCGGCGACGTTCTGCGGCGAGACAAGCGCGCCGCCGAAGACCGCCCTGGCCTCGGCGAGATGGACCTTCCACCAGTCCCGGTCGAGCGCGTAGAGCACGTCGGCCCAAGGGCACGCCCGGAACGTGGTGTTGGTCACAAGGACGCCGCGCCCCTCAGCTTCGGCGCGCCACGCGCGCGCGGCTTCGCAGTCGTCCGCGGTGAGGCTGGGGCCGCTGGCGATGCAGACGACTTCGCGCCAGCGGCGGTGGAAGGGTTTGCGGCGGTGGGCCCCTGCGCCACGAAGCGCACGAGGCGCGCCTTGCGCAGGGCCTCCGCATGCTGGTCGGACACCTCGAACCGATCGCCACGCTTGCGCGCACCGCCGTGCTCGAAAGAGAAGATTGCTTCGACTTCCATTGCGTTCTCCTGTGCGGGCCGGCCCGGGAGCCGGCCCGCGGTTCATCAGACGCTCGAGGGCGGCGTCGACGGCGGCACGGACGAGGTAATGGGCGCGACACCGTCGAAGTCGCCCTTGACGAAGGCCGAGGGGCGGTACACGGTCAGGCCCAGGCGCTCCTCGCAGCGGATGGTCGCCATGTTCTTGATGAAGTTGTCGCGGTCTTCCAGCGACACCTGCACGTTCACGTCCTCGCGGTCCCAGCCCTGCACGGCCAGGCCGCCGCCGAAGGCGCCGACCAGGAAGTCGCCGGCGTCCATGGCCTGGGTGGGCACCACGTTGCGGCCCCACAGGCCCGGCAGGTTCTGCGTGCGCGGGTTGGCGAACAGGTAGGCGTTGTCGCCGGTCTTCGTGAGCTCGATCGCGGCCCAGTCCAGCGGGCTGATCACGATGCCGTCGGCCCAGTACTCGGCCAGCTCGACCTGCAGCAGCGCCAGGCGCAGCCGGTCGATGCGGGTCTCGGCCTGCACCAGCACACCCGGGTTCGCGTAGTCCACGGCCTGCGTGTAGATGCCGTTCAGGTTCAGGCCAACGCCCGAGCCTTTCAGCAGCTGCCCCTCCTCGACCAGCTTCAGGCCGTAGCGCAGGCGGCCGTCGACGTAGCTCTGCAGCATCGGCACATCGGCCAGCACCTGCTTGGAGGCGTGGATCCAGTGCGCGATCGTCACGATCGGTGCCGAGTCGGCCTCGAAGGTGATGTCGGACTGCGGCTTGCCGGTGCTGGGGTTTTCCGCCACCGGCGCGGCGTTGTTGGTGAAGACCAGCTCGCGCGCGTACTCGATGCTGTTGGAGCTGGTGCGGCCCCAGTTGATCAGGTCGCGCACGGTCAGCCGGCGCAGGCCAGGAGCGACGATGCCAGGCACGCGGTCGGGCAGGATCAGGTCGCCAGCGGACGCACCGCCCGAGCCGATGGCCGCCTTGACCGGCGCGCGGAAAGTGCCGCGCGGGTTGGACGCGAACGCCTTGAAGTCCTCGTTCTCGGTGAGCTGCTCGCCCATGGATTGCGGGCCCACGGGATCGCCGCCGCCGTGCTGCAGCTTCGCCAGCAGCTGCTCGGCCGAGGCCAGGCGCGCCTGCTGCTCGCCCTGCTGGGTCAGCAGCTTGTCCACGCTGGCGCGGGTTTCCTCGCTCAGCTTGGCGTGCGCCTTGATCTCCTTCTCGGCCTGCTCGGCGTAGCCCTTGATCTTGTCGCCGATTTCCTTCAGGTCGGCCTGGACCTTTTTGTACTCGGCCTCGACGCTTTCCACGGTGCCGGCCATGCCGAGCATGGCCAGGCCCGCGAGCACGTCGGCATGCGCCATGACGATGGCGCGCACGTCGACGCCGGCGGCCTGGGCCGCGATGGAGCCGACGGCCAGCATGGCGACGACGGCGAGAGTGATGAAACGGGAAGTCTTCATGGGAGTCCTATGAGAAGTGGATGGATGGAGGCAAGAGAACGTGAACCAGCCCTAGCGGCCGGGCAGCAGAGACGCGAGCGATGCCGAGAGGGCAGCGGCCTGACCTGTTGCGACCAGCGGGGCACGGCTCCCGCGTCCGGTGGGATCGCCCTCACCGCCGCCAGCCGGATCGCCCAGGCTGGACTTGAATTCGGAGATGAGGCGCATGGCCTCGGTCTTCGGGATGCCGGTCGCGCGCAGGGCGGCCTCGATGCGGCGCACCGCAGCGGCGCTGGCCTTGGCCTCGCCCTTGCCGACCTGGTCGGAGGCGAGCAGTTCGTCGGCGAAGCCCTGCTCCACGGCCGCGCTGCCGCCGATCCAGGACTCGGCGTCCATGAGCTTGCTCACGGCCTTGACGTCCTGGCCGGTGCGCGCGACGTAGATGTCGGCCATCGCGGCGTCGAAGGGCTCGAGCCAGTCGGCGATCTCGCGGAAGTCGTTGCGATTGCCCGCCGCAATGACCCACGCGTTATGGATCATCAGGAAGCCGGCCCGCGCGATCTGCACCGTGTCGCCGGCCATGGCGACGACGGAGGCGGCCGACGCGGCCAGGCCCAGCACCTTCACGGTGACCTCGCCCTTGTGCTCGCGCAGAAGGTTGTAGATGGCCAGGCCCTCGAACATGTCGCCGCCCGGCGAGTTGACGTTCACGGTGACGGGGCCCGCGCCCATGTGGCGCAGCGCGCCAGCGACCCGCTTGGCCGTCACGCCCTCGCCCGACCAGTAGTCATAGCCGATCACGTCGTACACGCTGATGCTGCGGTCTTCGTCGTCGCCTGCGGCGGCGCGCAGCTCGCGGTTCCAGCGGTCGAGGGCGCGCGGCAGGATCTCGCTGCGCACGGTGGCGCTCGGGCGGCCTTCGGGGGCGCCCGGCAGGGTCTTCAAGCTCATGGATCAGCCTTTCTGCGGCTCGTCGTCGAATCCCAGGAACGCACGCAGCGCAGCCCGGGTCTGTTGGGAATCGGTGGACTGGCCCAGGCCGTCTAGGGTGGTCATGGCCGACTGCACAGTCAGCACCGCGGCGTTGCCGCCCATCGGCTCCCGGTCCTCCAGGACCCGGACTTCGTCGCGGGTCAGGATCCCGTTGTTGACCATGACCGCATAGAAGGCCCCGCGCGCGGTGCTGTCGGCGCGCAGCAGGCCCTCGACCGAGTAGCGCGCGTAGTAGCGCACGCGATCGGCCGGGCTCATCAGGTCCTTGCGGATCGATTGCTCGATGCGCTTGAGCCACGGGCCGAGCGTGAAGGTCAGGAAGCCGATCATCTGCTGCTCGATGCCGGTGCCCCAGCTGCTGGACTTCTCCGTGTGGCCGACCATCCAGGGCGGCACGCGGAACCAGCGGCAGATCTCCTCGACCGAGAAGCCGCGGGACTCCAGGAGCTGCACCTCTTCGGCGTTCATCCCGACATTCCCGATCTCGGTGCCCCCTTCCAGGAGCGGCACCTCGCCCTTGCGGACACTTTCCGCCAGGTTGGCCTTGAAGTCCGCGCGCTGCTTGGGGGTGAGGAAGTTGGCGATCTTGTAGTACAGCGTCTGGATCCGGCCCGTGCGAAACGCGTTGTTGGCCGCCGCGTCCGCCGCCAGCGCGTTACCGAAGACGCTGGCGCCGTACTGGACCACCGACACGCCGTCCTGGCCGTCGAGCGAGAAGCCCGGCACCTTCCAGATGCGGGAATCGGGAATCACGCGCCGGCGCCCGTTCTCATCGGTGTAGCGCCACTCACGACCACCGTTCGCCGTCCGGCCTTCGTGCAGGCGGGGCGGATAGAGAAACTCCAGCCCGACCAGGCGCCCGCCGACCATCAACATTTCGGCACGGGCCTTGCCCCGCAGGAGCATCGCCGCGACCACCGATTCCCAGAACACCGATGCCGTGGAATCCGCGTTGGGCTGCTCATGGATGATCCAGTGCAGCGGATGCTGGGGAGCCACGCGCCGGCCATTGCTGGTGCGCTCGTAGACCGACAAGGGCAGCGTCGCGATGGTCTCCGAGATCAGCCGCACGCACGACCAGACCGCGGAGAGCTGCAGCATCGTTCGATGGTTGACCGGCACACCCGCGGCGTCACCGACACCGATGAGGGCCGCCATGCCCTGTGCGTCGCTGATGCTCACCGGCACGCCGGCCATGAGGCGCACCGCCGCGCTCAGCCGCGCGACGAACCGCTGATTGGATTGTTTCGTCATCGATTCATCACGACTGGGTTTGACAGGAAGCCCGCAAGGTCGGGTTCGCCATCGCTATGCACACAGCGGCTCAGGGCCATCACCAGGGCGACGACGCAGTCGATCCGCCCCTTGAGCTGGCTCTTCTTCTTGTCCGGCCTGAAATTGCCGTTCGTGTCGAACAGCAACGCCACATTCATGGCGCAGTAGCGCAGCACCGGGTTGCCGCCGTGCCGCAGCTGCTTGCCATAGACCAGCGCCTCGAGGCACTGCGATCCCGGGTACATGCCGCCGGTGTTCTGCGGGATCTCCACCAGCGGCACACCGGCGGCCAGCATTTCGTTGCACAGCTGCTGCGCATTCCAGCGGTCGAAGCCGATGTCCACGACATCGAAGTCCTGCAGGGACTGCTGCACGACCTGGCGCACCGGGCCGTAGTCCGTCACGTCGCCGGGCGTCGGCGAGAGCCACCCCTCCGTGGCCCAGCGCTTGTACGGCGCGGCGTCGTCGTGCTCCTGCGCGTCGACCTTCCCCTGCGGACACCAGGTCCACACCAGCACGTACCAAGGATCGCCCGGCTCCTCCGGCGGGAACACCAGAACGTAGGAAGTCAGGTCTCGCGTGCTCGCTAGGTCCAGGCCGCCGAAGCAACGCCGCCCGCGCAGCATGGCCGGATTGAACTTCGCGCCGCCGGCATCCCACACGTCGGCCTGGAACCACCCGTCCGCACTGTTGCACCAGACATTCAAGTCCTTGGTCAGGAAGTTGACCATCGCACCCGGCAGCGCAGCCGCCTTGCGAGCCATGCCGCGCATGTACTCGATCGTCTTGGACCTGCCGAGACCGGGGTTCGCCTTCACCCAATTTCGTTCGTCGAATGGGTCGTCTCCCGGGTCGAGGGTGTAGACGTACCCGAAGAACGAATCGTCCTGGCGTTTGCCTTCGAGCACCGAGATCAGATAGCCGCGCACCTCGGTGCAGATGCCATCGAGGATGAATCCGGCGGTAGTGATCGCAGAAAGCAACGGCTGCGACCGGGCCCCGAAGGCGGATTCCATGACGTCCCAGACATCCCGGCTCTTCGCTGCATGCAGTTCGTCGTACAGCACTGCCGACGGATTGCGCCCGTCCTGGTTCTCCGCGTTCGACGGCAGCGGCTCGAAGACGCTGCCGTCCATTTCGATCTTTTCCTGGTTCAAGCCGGCGAACAGGCGCAGCGAACGCGCCATGCCAGCCGATCGCCGGATCCATCTCTTGATGTTGTCGAAGGCCGGCTTGAACACGGTCATGGCCTGCGCGCGCGTGGTCGCCATCGCGTAGACCTCGGCGCCGACCTCCCCATCCATCATGAACAGGTAGGCCCCCTGCGGCCCCTTCCACGTGCTCTTTCCGTTCTTGCGAGCCACCTCCTCGTAGCTTCGCGTGAAACGTCGCAGGCCGGTCGCCTTCATGCGCCAGCCATACAGCACGGCGGTCCAGAACTTCTGCCACGGATCCAGCAGGATGGGCTTGCCGGCCAGCGGCCCCTTGATGTGGACGAAGAACCGCTCGATGAACTGGATCACATGCCACGCATGCGCCGGGGAGAACACCAGGCCGCGCCGGGCACCCTCGCGCAGGTCCTCGTAGTGGCGACGCACCGCCGCATACACCAGCCGGCCAGTCAGGATCTCCCCGCGCAGGACGGGCAGGCCGTAGCTCTCATCCCACTCCTGCAGCGTCGCTGGCGTCAGTGCCGCGACGCGTGCGCGGGTGAGGACATGCCGTGGTTTACGAGATCGGCGAACAGGTCGTCCTGCTTGGCTTGCTCCCCCGTGTCCTTTCGCACGCGTGCCAGCGAGGGAATCGTCAAGCACGCCTTCGGAAGCCATTGGCCCAACTCCATCTTCAGGCGTTTCTCGTCCTCCGCCCACGGCGTCGGGGTCGCCCAACCAGTCTTCGAGATCTGCACGCGGCCGTCGACCTCGCACCGCTCGCAGGCCTTGATCCAGTCGGCGAACGTGCGCACGATGATCGCGATCGGCATGCCGGCGGTCAGGTGCTCGATGCCAGCCTGGCGCAGCGTGTCGCAGATGTGGGCGTAGAGCACGCGCTCATCCGCCGTCAGGTCCAGCATGGGCGGTGGATCCGGCGAGATCAGCTCGCCGCGGGACGCAACTCGGGCTTCGCCGACAGCCGGAAGCGCCGTGGTGAAGCTCGGTTTCTCCTGCATGACCTTCTCTCTGAAACCCCCAGGGGGTAGTTTTCTCTTCCCATAAATTGGAAGCTGGCGGCTCGGTTTCCGCCGGGGCATCCTGAACTTTTGCCCCCTCCCCCGACACATTTCTCCCGGGCAATTCGAGGCATCCGCCTCATCGGGCGAGCCGCGCCCGCCGACGGCCGCGCAACGCCTCGCCGAGGCTCTTCTCGCGGTGGCAGTCATCGCACAGGCCTTGCTCGTTCGTCGCGTCGTCGGCGCCACCCTCCTCGAGCGGGGTCACATGGTCGCGCTGCGTCGCCAACACCACGAGGCCGAGCTCGCGGCAGCGCGCGCAGAGAGGATCTCGCGCAAAGAGCGCAGCGCGCATGGCCTGGAGACGCCGGCCGGTGATCCGCTTCGTGGCCTCGGGCTTTTTCGCCCACGGATCACGCGGGTGATCGGCACAACGGCCACGCGCGACCGCGAGCTTGCGGCAACCGGGAAATGTGCAGGGACGTGGGGCCGCTATGGGCATGAGACTCACACGAAAAAGCCCTCCATGTCGGAGGGCTCTCATCTGAGTTTTCTCGGCGTGTCACCGCCTCCGTTCATGGATGGGCGACCCTGGTTATGCCTGCGCTCAGTCGTTAGCGCGATTCTAGTTCAATTGTGAGTCGGCATGTCAAGCACCGCGATTGAGAAGCATCTGTCGACCATCACGCAGCAACAGCGCCAAGCCCTCCATCGTCGTGCCAATTGCCTGGCATGCGCGACGCGGGCTCACCGGACGAACATACGCCCAGTTCACAGCAGACCTGTGCGGAACAGGCAGCGCCGCAACCGCCTTTGCAATGCGCATCGCATCAATTCGATCCACCGCCACCGACGAATAGACGACGTCTCCCCGCGCACGCAGTGAAGGAGGAACCAATCGAAACATCGGGGATGAGCAATAAGAAGCCGACCCGTTACACCACAGAGCCCAATTGCGCAGGCGTTCATCAATCTGCCTCTGATGCGACTCGACACGATGAAAATCCACAGCGTTTCCTCTCATGCCGTTACGGCGCCCACGTTGCTGTTGACGGCCGCTCGCACGCGAGCCTCGTATTCGCGGAATGGCTCACCGCGGCCACGCTGGAACGCAGCCTCATCCCATCGACCCAAACCCATCCGATCCCCCGTCGCCTCGATCGTGCTGCGGGACTCATCCCAAGGTCGAGTCGGCATTGCCGGACCCGCGGCGATCTTCGCCGCGTCCTGCAGCTGCCGCACCACGATAGCGAGCAGGTACGCCATGCCCTTGCCCTTGTCGGCCGCCGTCTTCGCCGCCGCCTCGAACTGACCGATCGTGACGCCCTTGCCAAGCAGCTCGAGCAGTTCGGGATGCGACGGGTTGACATCGGCGACACCGGCCGCCCGAATCAGCCTGCAGACCTCCCCGGCCGGCGTCGGGGCCAGCTGTCCGGTCGGGTTTTCGTCGGTGGTCACGCGTCCCCCCACCGAAGGGGGGGATGGGGGGGATTCTTTATCTACTCTTATCTTCTCTTCTCTGGTCACGCTTTTGTCGCGCTCTAAGCGTGACATATCCCGTGACTCTTGCGTGACGCGGGCGCGCTTTGTCTTGGCCACTCGCTCCTTCTGCTTTCTATTGGAGGACAAGGCCCTTGATTTCGCGGTTTCGCCGTTGTGATTCTCGAAGTTTGGAAACGTGATGCCGTCCTCCGTGACCTCCAACCATCCAACCTGCACCATCGCTTCAGCGAACCCGTCACGCTGCACCTTCCGATTTATCCACGCCGTTGTCACGCCACGAGCGTGACCATCGCGTGACTGACTATCAGCCCACGACCACAGGCATTGCAGGCGTCCAACGACCGAAAACTCATCGACACCCAGACGCGCGGCGATACCGATGACGGCGGGATCCTCCGCCAAGTCGCTGCGCATCTTGATCCATGTAGCCGCCATCAGCTCGCCCCCAGTCCCGCGAACGGACTGCTGTAGTCGCGCCACAGGCGCCCCGTTCGGATACGCAGCGCATGGCCCTCGAACAGCCCATACTGCGCATCAATCTCCGCGTTGCTGGCCTCGCTTTCCCGGATGGCCCGGACGTCGTCTTCGGTCAGCGTCGAGCGCTTGCGCATCGCCAGCGCCGTCATGCGACGGTGCCGCTCGGATTTCGGCTCACCGCGCGTGCGCGAGGCAGGCACGCGCATCTCCAGGTGGTCCGGGTGGACGCACAGCGGATTGCCGCAGCCCGCGCACACATCCAGCCCACGCTTTGGCGCCCGCTCGCGGGTGAGCATCCACACGAGGCGTCGCACATACCAGTGCCTTCCGCGGATACGCGTCACCGGATACCGCCCCTCGATGGCACGCCGGCGCCACTCCAGGCAGTGCTCCACCGCCTCGCAACGGGCCAGCAGGTCCGCCAGGCCAAATTCGGGATACCGCCCTGCCCCCGCTGAACTCATGGCCGCCTCGAGTCGGATTGCATCTGCGCAGGCTTGCCTGCCTGGTTGATGCCTGCCATCAGCGCGCGCACGGCCTGCCCGGCCGACACCATCTTCGCCAGCGCAGCATCGAAGCGGCGCAGTTCGTTGTCGCACACGCCATGGTCGGCGAGCGCCTGGCAGGCTTCAGAGATCGCGTTGGCCGCCTCAATCGACATGCCGGCAATCGCCTGCATCGCCTGGGGGCCGTCGAGATCGATCGCCGGCGGCAGCGGCACCACCAGCAGGCCAACACGCTTGTTTAGCTCCGTGACGAAGTCCAGCGCATGTGGCGATCCCACGTCGTGCGCCATCACCGACATCTCCGATGCATCCTCGGCGCCGAGCTTGAAGCCCTGCGCGCCGCGCAGCTCCTTTTCCATCGTCGAGGGGGATTTTCCCAGGCGAAGTGCGAGCGCGTCATTGCCGCCCGGGTAGTGGCGCGCGACACGGCGCGCGGCGTCAAGAAGATTCATGTTCGTCTATCCGTTCAGAGGCCCATTCCGCCGTAGCCGGCGGCGCAGCACCCACGCACACTGCGGGCATGGATCGAGGAGAAGAAAGCACCCGCCGCCCCGGCGCGCCCAACACCGCATACCTTCCCGCATGCGGCGAGGGTGGAGACACGAGGAGGGATAGGGACGCGCCGGATTGGTCGGCGGCGGGCTGGCAAACGAATGGCGCTCGCTCGCTTCCGGCTTACGATGGGAGCTTCCACACAACCATCACCGGAAGGAGCGAGCAAAATGGACCAAGACACGGCAATCGACACGGCGAACAAGCTCTTGTTTGCGCTCATCCAGCATCAGCCGAACTTTTGGCCCGCCGCCGGCCTGGCGTCAGCCGCAAACTACGCGAAGCACCTTGCGGCGGTTCGCCAGACACTGATCGACGAGTTGAAGAAGCAGCCGGAGTAGCCGCCAGGCACGCCTGGAAGACCCTTGCCACCTTGTTTCCGAACTTCACTGGATCGGTGAAGTTCGGTGCTTGCGCCCGCGCCCATTCGCGAGCCGCCTCGAATGCAAGTTCGGTCGGAACCTTCATCTCTGATCGGCCTCCCTATCGTCCTAAAGAAATGGCTCGCGGCCGAAATGTGATGCGCTCACACATTGGCGCCCTCCCGAGCTTGAAATGGCGGGTGTCCGCAGTCGATGGAGAATGGAAGTTCCACCCACCACTTACCACCGAAAGGGACCCCCATGAACCAGGCAGAACTGGAAGGCAACCTCGCAGCTCTGGACACCGCCGTCAGTCTGCTCTTTGCCCACATCCAGCATCGCGACGGCGTAGATCTTTGCGGCATCCTCAAAGCAGCAAAGCAGACCCTCGAAGAGTCGCCCACCTTCGCCCAGCAAGGCATGGATCGCGAGGGGCTCCTGAGCGGCTTCGACATGACTGCGCGCAACATGGAAAAACTCACCGCAGGCTTCCTGAAGAAGATTCAGGTCGCCGATACGCCCGGCGAATCGACAGACTGAGCGCGCTCGCGGGATCGGCCAGGGCAGCCTCCACAATCGACTCAGGACTTGCACACCCCGGCGGCGGCGCCTGCCGGCGAGTCGGCGCGGCCAGGCAGAACAAGGATCTGAGCCAGTCAAACATTGGCGCCCTCCCCGCTCGGCGCACAGCCGACGCTGCTGCGGGCGGAGGCCACACCGCGCGAGAATCGATGTTCCACCACTTCACCCAGCACGGGCGTTCCCATGAAAACCAACGAAGAACTCATCCGCAACCTCCGCGCCGACCTCGTGGCCACCAACAGCGCATTGGTTGCGCTGATGACCGTGCTGACACCGGAACAGCGAGCCCAGACCCTGAAGTCCTTTGCCGAACTCTCAGTGCTGAAAGAAGCGACGATCGAGCGACTGCCCACCGAAGACGCAAAGGAGACCGTCCGGCAGGTGCTCGTGGCCGAGAAGCGCCTGTACCAAGCGCTGCAGAGCGGACACAAGCTGCGCTCGATGAAGGACTCGGGCGCTGGCCAAGCCTGACGGCGGTCAGTGCCTTCAGCCCGCTTCGCAGCGGGGCGAGCAACGCATCACGCATTGGCGCCCTCCCCGGCAAGGACTGGGGTGGCACCCTCTTTCGCTGCAGCACCCGCCGAAGCAGCAGGCACATCAGTCGTCGCTGCACGCTCGGTGAAGTACCTCGCCAAGCGTTGGACGTGAAGAACACCTGGATTGGGGGTAACGCGCGTCGCGATCTTCTTGAGCGTGCTGTACGGCACACCCGATCCTTGGGCGACTTCAGTCCATGCCGGCTCCCGCAGATCAAGCTGCGAGAGCACAAAGGTCAGGAGGTCGACACCCATGGACGCAGATTAGACCGAATTCGGATCGATTGGTCAATCCGTATTCGGACCGAATGCTGAACCAAAATTGGTCTATGTCTATTGAGCAGACCCTGGCACGCAACTTGGATGCCTTGATGTCAACAAAGCCAGAGTTGAATTCACAACTCAAACTAAGCCGCATTTCCGGCGTAGGCCAGACCACAGTTGGCCGCATTCGACGCGCCGAGGGAGCAGCAACGATTGACAACGTCGAGAAGCTCGCCAAGGTCTTTCACCTGACGGTTGCGGAGTTGCTCGATCCAAATCTGCGCGTCGAGCGAGCTGCTGGCGACACCAAGGCCCGTGCATTTGCACTGGCTGCGGAGATACAAAGCGCGCACCTGAGCGATGCACAGCTCACGATCTTGGCCAACACGCTGGCCGCCATGAAAACAAAGTAACCCGATGAGCCGGCCCAGCCTTCCGGATGCAGCCCCGTCAGGCAAGGCGCTTGCCCCTCCGATCTTTTATCTGGCCGGCGTCGGCGCACTTCGTGAAGGCGACCACACTCACGACGCCTGGCATGCCCGGGTTGTGCATCCTGACCTGCCCTCGCACTCGTTGGGCATGATCGTCAAGGCGTTGCGCTCGCCGGTCACTCTGGCAGTCGAAGTAGCCTGCGGCCTGGCGGCCAAGGAACTCCGCCTCAACGTACCGCACTCCGGCCTGGTGATCGCGCACAGGGATCAGATCCCGGGCATCGACGATGAGCACATCGGCGAACGCGTGCTCCTGGCCGGCAGTCACTACCAGCGCCCCGACGCCCTGTTCGCCGAAGCGGTGGCGGATTCGCCCGCCGCCGAGGAACTGATCTGGTCGAAGGTCTGCGAAAGCCCCGTTGCCCGCCAAGGCGCCGCTTGGGATGAGCTCATCGCCAATCCAGACCGGCATTGCGAAAACGTGCTCTTCGATGGGTCTACATGGTGGCTCTTCGACCACGACCAGGCCTTGCCGCCAGCCGCCACATACGCCAGCAGCGAAAACGATGCAGAGGCTCGCAACCACGCCATCGCCTACAGCGCGAAGGAGAACCTGCTCGCGGCCGAACTCATGCGCCGCTACCGCGGTCAGTACGAGGTTATCCAGACCCACACAAAGAAGATGACGGATGCCGGCAAGCGGCTGCAGGCGCTGGCCCGCTTCTCGCGAGACTGGACACATCCTGACGCCGAAATCCGGGCTGTCCTGGAGCTCGTCGGGATAGTATTGGGCCTTATCCACCTGCGGCTTCCGGCGCTGGCCGAAAAGCTGCATCTGCGCCTGGGGCCCGGCACGCCGCCCGCTGACCTGTTCCATGGATCTTCTTCGCGTACAAAACCTAGCTGAGCCGGCCGTCAAGGCCGAATGCGCCCCCGTGTACTGGGAGCCTCTGCCCGGCAGCGGAGAACGGTTTTGCGCGATCGTCATCATCTGCCCCGACCAGAACAGCAGAACCCTGCTCGCTCCCACGGCGCACGTGGTGATCAGTGCCCGCCGTCTACGCACAATGCTTGGCGCCGAGCGTGGTGGTTCGGCGTACGGGATCCTGGCGGAGGCCGCCACCTTCATGACGCGGCGACTGCACGCGGGCGCCCACATCTCCGAGACTCAGCCGCCGTTCCGCAACTTTGCGCTCGGCCCCAGCCGTGCGGTGCGCGGGTTCACCCCCGAGCAAGTGGTCGACACGGCCGTACGGTTGTTCTCCGCCTTTGGCAATGTCGACGATGTACTCGAAGACGCGGTCGAGGTAGTCAACCACTCTACGGCCACCACTCGGGCCTTTCTAGAACGGGTACAGACGAGCTTTGCCCCCCATGGAGATGAGAAGCGCAAGCGATTTCTCAAGAGCGTGCCTACATCCGCCGGCGTGTTCACGCTCGACTATGCGTTCAATCAGCACTTGGTGCAGTTCGTCTCGGCCCCCCTGACGGAGCGCCAGGCGCTCAACATGCGCCGAGAGGCTGAGTCGAAGATCCTCGAGGGCCTGTCGGTGCAGAAGACCGTGATGCAGGGCCAAGGCGCCCTGCGCCTGATCATCAACACCACACCGCTGTATACCGGAGCCCTGTCCCAGGGAGCCAACAGCTTCGCGGAAAAAACCCTGAGCCACTACCATAGCCTGGCAAAGCTGTATCATCTTGATACCGCCGAAGCCTCCAGCCACGAGATCGCCGCCATCACCCTGGCGACGCTGGGGTAAGCAGCCAGGACCCTCTCGGAGAACAGCCATGACGACAGCCGCAAAACGAACCGCCGCCGCCAACGCCGCGCTCGTGCGCACCGCCAGCGGACGGTTCACGATGGCCCACAGCCTGGCTGATCCCGCGCTGAAGGATCAACTCGAAGCCTTTCGGCGGAAGAACGCCGATACGCCAGAGGCATCGAAGAAGTTCCTCCAGCATGTGGGGATCCTCAACAAGTCGGGAAATCTCTCTCGCAAGTTTGGCGGCTGACCGCTGACGGATGGCCTCCGCTCCGAGGTTTGCCGCGTACCAGCGACTTCCCGGCTTGGTGCTGGGCTTCCATGGATGCGAGAAGGAAACTGCTGAGCGACTGCTTCGCGGTGAAGTCAAGCACCTGAAGCAAAGCCAGAACAAATACGACTGGCTCGGCAACGGCATCTACTTCTGGGAGAACGACCCATTGAGGGCCTGGGAGTTCGCGCAGGAGCGCCATGCACTGGCCGAGGGCCAGCAAGGACGCATCGAGGAGCCATTCGTCATCGGCGCCGTGCTGGATCCTGGCTACTGCCTCAACCTGATGGACCGTCGCGCGCTGGCCGAACTCGCCGTTGCGCATGACGAACTGGTGTCCATGTACGCGAAGACCGGCAAGCCTCTGCCGCAGAACAGAGGCAGGGACTTCGGCGCGCGCTTTCTCGATCGTGCCGTGGTCGAAATGCTCCACGCCGTGCGCGCGGAGCTCGACGCCATGGGAGACGAACCGGTGCCACCCTTCGACTCGATGCGCTCCGCCTTCCCGGAAGGGGATTTCCTCTACGAAGGCTCCGGCTTCCAGGCGAAAAACCACATCCAGATCGCCATTCGCAACCCCGACTGCATCAAGGGCTACTTCAGGCCGATTCAAGACTAGACCGTTTTCGGTCTTGACGAACAATCCGAATTCGGTCCAAAATGCCTCCATCAACCCGATGGAGGCGCCATGTCAGCATTCCCAGCCGCAGCCGCGGCACCCACGCCCAGTCCGGGCGACCGCTCGCCGGCGGCGCGCAGGTTCAAGCTCTTCGACGCCGGCAAGACGCTAGCGATCGCGCTTCTTGCCGGCTGGCTTGGAGCAGCCGCCAGCGCAACGCCAGCAGCGTCAGGCAACGAAGGACGCGACCTTCTCGTGCCAGGACAAGGGCCGGAAGCCATCATCCCTGCCGATCGCATGCAGGGTGGCATTGAAGGCCGGCTTGGCCAGCGCACCAACGCCCGCCGGACCATCGCGCTGCGCCTCGACAACTTCGGCGTGCAGCACGCTGTCTTCCATGGCAAGCATGCCTCTCTTGATCGCCAGGTAGCGGCACTTGGACTGCAGGTGTTGCTCAGCCTTCACGGCGGGCTGCACCAGCAGCGAAACGGCTGCGCACGAAGCCAGCGCGAGGCCCGAGGCGACGACCAGCACCGGGTATCCGGCCACCGCGCCCAGCGCAGCGCCAGAGCCCCCGACAAGCTGAACGAAGTTCGCAGCGAAGTCGATGTGCCTGTAGAAGCGCTCGCAGGCCAGGTTAAACCAGTAGCCGTAGTGCATGTCGAAGATGACGTCATCACGCATGGTCGTTCTTTCGCGCCGCCACTGCGGCAAATGCTCAACCCGGTTTGGTGGGCACGGGCTGAGGCTGAGGTGGAGAGGGCCGATACGGCGGCACTTGTGTTTGCCGATCGGTCACGGATAGCGCAGCCAGTTTCATGGGTTCCCTCCAACGGCGTGGATGTGTGTGTTGAGAAGCCGCATCGTAGCCAATGGACGGGAACCCGCCAACTCGACGGGAGCGCCGCATGAGCCGCGCACAGCCACTGCGCGATGACACCCGCGCGCCCGCGCACCTGCCCACGGCCGAGATCTGGATCAAGCAGTGCGGCTCGCGCCGCTCGGCGCGCTACCGCCGGGTGGACGGCGACCAGATCGGCTGGAGGCCGCTGCTGATGTCCACGGCCACGAAGGCCCTGCGCAGCGGCCTGCTGACGATCGGCACGCGCACCTTCGCGGTCGTTGTTCCACGCGAAACGCAGCCCGAGCATCCGGCCGCCGCCGGCTTCGCCGAGCAGGCGCGTGCGCTCAACGCCACGATCGATTCGCTGAATGCGGCGGCGCGAGGTGCGGCATGAGCACGGTGCAGAAATGGGAAGCCTGCGGCAATCTCGTCCGCACGGCGCGGAATGCTGACGGGTCCGGCGGCTTCCTCGTCGCGGAATGCCCGGTGAACACAGGGTATGCATCCGAGCATGCCCACCTGATCGCCGCTGCACCGTCGCTACGCATGGTCCTCGCGCGGCTGCTGGACGTGTGCGTGCGCATGGAGGCGGAGAACGAAGCAACCCGCCCCACCGAGGACGAGTACCAGGAAGCGATCACCGCCGGCCGGGCCGCACTGGTCAGCGCCACCGGCCACACAACCACATCCCCATCACCCCTCACTGCTTCCGGCTGGACTGCCCAGGAGGACGAGGACTTCCGCGCGCTCGCCGAGCGCCAACGCACCCAGAAGCAGGCCGACGAGGCCGCATGGAGGCTCTGATGTACATCCGATCCGAGGAGCTGCGCGACACCAGCCGCCAGCTCGCCAATCTCGCGCTGCGCCTCGCAGAGGCCGCAGCCACCACTGGCTCGGCGATCGCGCACGCGCGCACCGCCGTCCAGCAGCCGACCATCGGCCAGGCCTGGGCGGGCCAGGGCGGCATCTACGTCGGAGTGATGCGCGGCGCGCCGGGCAAGCCCGCTCACCACCTGATCGTGTCGCCGCGCGAGACGGAGTACACCGGCCTCGCCTGGGGCCCGACCGGCACCAAGGCCGCCGGCGCCGACTGCGAATGGGACGGCAAGACCAACACGCAGGCCCTCCTCGCCCTGGGCCCGCAGTACGCCGCGGCGCGCTACTGCGGGAACCTGTCGGTCGAAGGGCACAGCGACTTCTACCTGCCCAGCCGGCGCGAGCTGGCGCTGTGCTACGCGCAGGTGCCTGATGCCTTCCCGAAGGAATGGCACTGGTCGAGCACGCAGCTCTCGGCCGACTGGGCCTGGAGTCAGTACTTCCTCTACGGCGGCCAGAGCTACTACGGCAAGGACTACGAGGGCCGGGTTCGCGCTGTCCGCAGATTGGTCATTGAGTCCTTCAGTCATTCCACCGGAGGTGGTCAATGATCCGCGCGTTCATCGCTGCCGCGCTCACCTTCGGCGTGCTGCCGATCGCGTTCGCCGCACTCATGGTCTACGGGTGGACGCTGTGAAGGCCCGGCAGAACCGGCGCGCGCAGCGCGCCCCGTCGCATTTCACGGGCCCCGTCGGCGGCCTGATGGATCCGCGCTTCACCTATACGCCCTCGCACAGCACGGACATCCGCGAAACCTTCCGCCGCCTCGCGCGCGAGGCGCGCGCGCAGCACGACAGCCGTCAAGGGAGATTGCTGTGAACACCCGGCATCTGGACATCACCGCGGCGCTGCCGGCCTCGGCCCTCGAGCGCGCGAACGAGATCCTCTCGGAATGCGGCGAACTCGAACT